TACAATCACCGGGTAAATTAAATTTAAATTTAAAACCCCAAGCAGGTGTTGTAGTTGATAAACCTATTTCTAATCTTACTTGTAAACATCCCCAAACGTGTGATCTAAATACTGCGTCTCTTACTTCTGGGTATCTAGCATTACAAAGTCTAGCATTTTTTGAATCTTCTGTTAATGAAAGTATTGTTGTAGCTCCCAGTTGATTTAATGCTCCATTACATATTCCTACTACTGATGCCATATTACTTCCTTATTATATATTTACGTCTGATTTGTCTATTACTTTTTAACGCAAAAATTTCTTCTGTTGTCTTTTCTTGTTTAGTGTCAAAACCATAATGATTCTTACCATCATTTTGAAATCTGTCTACTAATACATACCTGTAAATGTAATTGTCTTTTTTAAGATGTAATACAGGTTTTAAATCTTTAATTTGTTTCATGCACTCTAAGGGGTTTCCACTCTCGCTTCCACCCCTTAAAATTTTATTGATTAACTTACTACGTAAGTAATATATCCATCTACATCATCACTTGCCGCTAAAGCAGCAACGCTTTTTACAGCAATGACAACTCCATCTCTACTAGAGAAAGAATGATTACCACCAAGCAACTTAGTTGCAGCAGTATTACCTTCCATTGTTCGGTAGCCAACAGTATCAACATCTAGTCCGTCAACCATACCATCTGGATCAGCAACTACTGCGTCTCCATCTGTACTAGTATATGCTTGCCATCCTATATCTATTGTTGCTGAACTAGCAACAATGTTGCAATAAAATCTAGATAAAGCACCTATGATTTTAACATTTCCTGCTGGAAGTTTTCCAAGCACGATTATTGATCCAGCATCACCGACACCATCTTGATTAAAAGTAAAAGCTAATGTTCTTAACTTACCTGTATTATTTGTTGCACTAGTTTTAACTAATGGAGTTGCTATTGTAGCAGCGTACTCAGTACTATTTTGTGTTGTTACAGCCATGATTATATCTCCTATTTAGCTATTATTAGTTTGCAAGAACAGAAACAACTTTTGCTTCTTCCATTCTAGTTGCACCGATTGTTTGACAGTAGTACACTTGAGTAGCGTAAGATTTATCTGATCTTTCATCTATTCTAGCAGTTACATCTTTGCCAATACCAAGCAATATACCATCTTCTGCGAAGGCAATACATTGAGTGTTTCCAGCTGCATTATCAACAAGTCTATTAGACACATGAAATTTGAATCCCATAAAAGAATCAATTTCTCCATGAACCAATGCTTTAACTGTGTTAAAGTCACTTGAAGTAACAGTTGTACTATTTAGCAAATCACTAATTTCAGTTGGAGACACAATAATATGTCTTTTAATTGAAGGATCAACATCACCTGCATCTAGAGTAGCTTTTGCTAATGCTAGTTTGGCAATGTTCATAGTGTTAGCTCCACCAGTACCTACTGCAGTAATATTACCTGCTGGTAATGGAACTGCTGTTCCACCGGCTACACCTGTATTAGCTGAAGCTAGTGCTGCTGCGATAATCACATCATCCATTGCTCTTCCCATTGCGTATGCAGCGGCTTTTGCGTAAGATGAAGTTGGATCAATCAAAAGTCTAACTTTGTCTTGTTGATCTATTAAATCAGCAAATTCATAGTCAGATATACTAACTCTTCTTCTACTATGTGGTGTGTCGATTTGAGGGGTGTCAGAATGTCTACTAACTTTTAGTTGAGCTGTTACTTTACCAATTTGGTCAAAGTAAGCATCTTTTCCAACGATAGATTCATTTCTAACTGCGTCTCTTAATAAAGACCCCATTTGTTGTGATAACATTTGTATGTTGGCAGAATACTGCTCTACAAATGCTGTTGTTATTTGTGATGACATATTTGTCTCCTATTTATCATTATTGTTATTGTTATAAAAAACAGAATAGTTCTCCATCAATAATGATAGGCAATTCTTGGATTTAAAGTCTTTTAGACTACAATGCTATTCTTTGTGGTCAATAAGGTTCTTGCG